TGTTCGACTCGTTTAATGCCCAGTTCATCCACCTGGATGAGCTGGAGCTCTACAAGAACGACATCCCCTACACCCGACTGCGCGACTCCATGAAGGCATTCACCAACAAATTGATCCTCTGCACCTTTACCGCAGGCGATGACGGTCTGGGCTTCGCAGCCCAGAAGCGGGACTACATGGAGAAGATCCTCCGCGGAACCGTCACCGGCGTGGATGCCGACCGGACGCACGTCTTCCTGGCGCAGGCGCCGGAGGAGCCGGACGGCAGCATCGACTTCATGAATCCGGCGGTCCACAGGGCGGCGAATCCGGCCTACGGGATCACGATCCGGCCGGAGGACATGATCGCCGCAGCGGAGCAGGCCCAGGCGCAGCCAAGGCTGCGGAAGGAGTTCTTCACGAGATCCCTCAACCGGTTCGTGAGCAGCTTCAAGGCCTGGTTCGACGTGGAAGAGTTCCGACGGAGCGACCGGCGCTACAGCTGGACCCAAGAGGACCTGGCAAAGCTGGTGCCGGCATGGTTCGGCGGCGCGGATCTGTCCAAACTGCACGACCTGACGGCGGCCTGCCTTGCCGGCGAGATCCCGGCCAAGGCGGCAGCGTGTCCGGAGTGGACACCGCCGGAGGACGTTCTGGTGCTGGTCCCGCACTGCTGGTTCCCGATCACGGCAGCCACCGAAAAAGCGGACCAGGATCAGATCCCTCTCTTCGGCTGGCAGGAGGACGGATGGCTGGATATGCCGGAATCGCCGAGCATGGACCCGGCGGAGCCGGTGAAGCAGTTCCAAAAGTGGAAAAAGTTCGGGTTCCGGATCCGGGAGACCGGCCAGGACAAAAAGTTCGCCCGGCCATTCATCACGGCGATGCGGAAGTCCGGCTTCCGGGTGAAGGATCAGCCGCAGCTTTACCTGCAGAAGTCCGAGGGCTTCCGGTACATCGAGCACAAGGCGAAGATCGGCTGCCTCTATTACCTGCACGCGGAGCCCTTCGAGTATTGCGTCAGCAACGTGCGGGCCGTGGAAAAGACCGACGACGCGGTACAGTACGAGAAAATCGCGGAACGGGAGCGCATCGACGTCTTCGATGCCGCCGTCTTCGCGACTGTTCGCCTGTTAATCAGCACCGACCGCAGCAGCGCCGGTGCCGGATGGTTTGAAAATGAAGACGGGACGCCCAAAGAGGGCGAGACGACCGGCGGCGGACGCCGCCCAGGATGGAGGTCATAAATGAGAGTACAAGTTCGAGAGAGAAAACTCCCACAGGCGAGGGACCGACCGAGGAAGGCCGCGGGAAAGAAACGGAACGGGATCCAAAACGCGCTGGACACGCTGCAGTCGAACCTGCTCCTCTGGATGGATTCCGACGAGGACATCTGCGTCCCGGGCTACACCCGGCTCAGCGACAACCCGGAGATCCAGACCGCGTGCCTGCGGATCGCGGAGCTCGTGGCGACGATGACGATCCACGTCCTGGAGAACACCGACAATGGTGACGTCCGGATCGAGGATGAACTGAGCAGGATGCTCGACATCACGCCGAACCGGACCATGAACCGGAGCCAGTGGCTGATCGTGAACACCATGAACATGCTGCTCTACGGCAAAGGGAACGCGATCTGCGTGCCTCACACCCGCGACGGCCTGCTGGAATCCATGGAACCAATCAGTCCCAGCCGCGTGAACTTGATGCCGGTCGGCAACAGCTTCACCGACTACCGCGTTCTGATCGACGGGATCCCGCATAACCCGGCGGACCTGATGCACTTCGCCTACAATCCGGACCCGATCTACTCCTGGAAGGGCCAGGGCGCCACAGTGACGCTGGCGGACATCGCCAAAAACCTGCGGCAGGCCCAGAAGACGGAAAACGCCTTCATGAGCTCGGAGTGGAAGCCATCGATCATCGTCAAGGTCGACGCGCTGGCGGATGAGTTCTCCTCCCCCGCCGGCCGGCAGAAGCTGCTGGAGAGCTATGTGAAACCTGCGACGCCAGGCGAGCCCTGGCTGATCCCGGCGGAAGGCTTCCAGGTGGAGCAGATCCGGCCGCTGAGCCTGTCGGACATCGCGATCACCGACACGGTCGAGCTGGACAAACGGACCGTGGCCGCCGTGATCGGCGTGCCGGCGTTTCTGATCGGGATCGGCAGCTTCAACCGGGATGAGTTCAACCATTTTATCCAGACCAAGATCCGGATCATCGCGGAGATCATCCAGCAGGAGATGACGCGCTGCCTGATCATCAGCCCGCGCCGGTACATCCGGCTGAACTACTGGACGCTGCTCGACTACGCCTTCGCGGAACTGAGCAAGACGCTCCTCGAGGGCGCGGACCGCGGCTTCGTGAACGGAGACGAATGGCGGACACGGCTGCACCTGCCGCCGGTCGGCCTCACCGAGTACAAGGTCCTGGAGAACTACATCCCCTACGACAAGAGCGGCGACCAGTCGAAGCTCACGGGAGGCTCGTCATGAAGCTGAGACTGACCTGCCCGCACGCGAGCTACGGCGAGCAGATGACGATCCGCTGCAGCCGATCCAACGGAGGGCCCTGCGCCTTCCAGTATTTCAAAGCCTGCAAGGGCTGGTGGGCACTGCGGCCGAACGCCGACAGCTGCCTGCTCCGCCGGAAGGAGGAAAACTATGAAACCAGATGAAACGCGCGACCGGCTCCGGCAGGTCCGCAGCGTCCCGACCCGGTTCGAGACGAGGGAAAACGAGGACGGCCAGCTGGTGATCAGCGGCTACTTCTCCGTCTTCAACTCGAACTATGAGATCGGGCCGGGCATGTCGGAGAGCGTGGCCCCCGGTGCGTTCCTGAGCAGCCTCTCCGGCGACGTGAGAGCCCTGACGAACCATGACAGCACCCTGGTCCTCGGACGCACGACAGCGGGCACGCTGAAGCTCAGGGAAGACGAGACGGGCCTCTGGGGCGATGTGATCATCAACCCAAAGGACTCCGACGCCGTCAACACCTATGAGCGCGTGAAACGCGGGGACGTCAGTCAGTGCAGCTTCGGCTTCCAGATCACCAAGGAAGACACCGAGGTCCGCGAGGACGGATCCGTCCACTGGACGATCCGGGACGTCAACCTCTACGAGGTCAGCGTCTGCACCTTCCCCGCCTATGAAGCTACAAACGTACAGGCCCGCAGCGCTCAGCGCGCGGAGATCCAGGAGCGAGAGTTCGCAGCCTGGAAGGATTCCATGATGAGGAGGATAGAATCATGGCATTGAAAGCACTCCTGCTCCGCAGCCGGATCGACACCGTCGTCACCAACATCGCAGCCCTCCGGTCTCAGGATGACGACTTTGAACGCCGGGAAGCGGAATTCAAACAGGCCATCGAAGAGATGACCGCCGAAACCACCGAAGAGGAGCGCAGCGCGGTCGAAGCATCCGCCGCTGCCTTCGAGACTGAGCTCCAGAACCACCGCGACGCCATCGCCGCCGAGGAAGAGAGACTCAGCCAGCTCCGCGAAGAACTGGCTGCCGAGGAAGCACGCCAGGCCACCACACCGCCGGCAGCGCCGGAGCAGCGCAGCGCCGAGCATGAAGAGAGAAGGGAGAACATCACCATGAACACCCGCAACCGTATCTTTGCCCGCATGGACGCACAGCAGCGCACCGCGCTCCTGCAGCGCCAGGACGTCCGTGACTACATCAGCACCATCCGCACCACCATCTCCGAAAAGCGCGCCCTGACCAACGTCGGCCTCACCATCCCCGAGGTCCTGCTCGGTCTTCTGCGTGAGAACATCGAGGCCTACTCCAAGCTCTACAAGCACGTCAACGTCATGCGCGTCCGCGGCGAAGGCCGTCAGCTCGTCCAGGGCACCATCCCCGAGGCCGTCTGGACCGAGTGCTGCGCGAACCTGAACGAGCTGGCTCTCGGCTTCAACGATGCCCAGGTCGACTGCTTCAAGGTTGCCGGCTTCTTCGCCATCTGCAACGCTAACCTCGAGGACAGCGACATCGACCTTCTGGGCACTGTCCTGACCGCCATCGGCCAGGCCATCGGCCTCGCGCTCGACAAGGCGATCCTCTACGGCCGCAACGCCTCCGGCACCCAGAACATGCCGCAGGGCATCGTCAGCCGTCTGGTCCAGACCGCGGCCCCGTCTGGCTACCCGGCCACCGCGCGTCCCTGGGCAGACCTGCACACCACCAACGTGAAGGCCATCGGCACCGCGCAGTCCCCTCTGACTGGCATCGCGCTCTTTAAGCAGATCATCATCGACTCCGCTGCCGCGAAGAGCAACTACGCCTACAACGGCATGGTCTGGTGCATGAACGAGACCACCAGGAAGACTCTGCAGGCTGAGGCCCTCAGCGTCAACGCTGCCGGCGCCATCGTCTCCGGTTTTGAGGCCACGATGCCCGTGCTCGGCGGCCCGGTCGAGACCCTCGACTTCATCCCCGACGGCGTCGTGATCGGCGGCTACTTCGACGACTACCTGCTGGCAGAGCGTGCCGGTCAGAAGTTCGCCTCCAGCGAGCACGTCAAATTCCTGCAGGATCAGACCGTCATGAAGGGCACGGCCCGCTACGACGGCTTGCCCGTGATCGCTGAGGCCTTCGTGGCCCTCGGCATCCTCGGCACCGCCCCGACGGCGACCATGACCTTCGCGAGCGACACCGCGAACGCGGGGGAATAACCCCGTCTGCTGGTAGACTCAGCTCGCCCTCCCCTCTCCGGATGACCGCCACCCAGGCGCCCATGGGCGCTGAGGGTGGCACCGGCGAGGGCGCAGAGAGTGACGCAGAGGCCGAAAACAGCGAAGCCGACCTCCCGGATCTCTCCGGGATGACCAAGGCGCAGCTGCTGGCCACCGCGTCGGAACTCGGCGTCGAGGGCGTCAGCAGCCGGAACACCAAGGCTGAGATCGTCGCGGCCATCGAGGCCGCGGAACACTAAACGAGGAGGACGATCAGATGGACATGCAGCAGCTGCTCAGCGGCCTGAAGGTCGACCTCGCCATCCAGTCGGAACGATTCGACGGGCGTCTCCGGGACCGGCTCTGCGAAGCGCAGCAGCGCCTCGCGGCCGAAGGAATCACCCTGGAGGACACGACTGCCGACCGGGATCTGGTGATCATGTACGCCGGCTGGCTCTGGCGCAGCCGCATCGACGGCGCGCCGATGCCGCGGATGCTGGTCATGGCCCGGAATAACCGCCTCTTCGGCCAGAAAGCGAGGACGGAGACGTGAACAGCATCCTGCACACGCCCTGGTCCGACGAGATCACGCTGATCTGGGTGGAGTCCGGGCAGGCCGCCTCAGGCTTTGAGAACCGGATGGAACACCGCAGCACTCCCCCGCTGATGTGCGACTGGGAGGACGGCGTCAGTCAGTCCGAATTTTACCAGAGCATGAAGGCAGGCGTGCAGGCCAGCGCCCAGGCGGAGGTCAATACGGCGGACTATCTGGACTTCTGGCCGGCCGGGTTCACCGGGATCCGATATGCGGAGTTTAAGGGCAAGCGGTACAGGATCCTGCGGAGCTTCCCGCAGACCTTCGACAGCCTGACGCTGATCCTCGAGGAGGTGGTCCGATGAGCGAGACGACTCTGCAGGATGCCTGCGTGGCCGAAGCTCTCCAGCGAGCCCTCTCCCCCATCTTCCCGGACGCGGTCTTCCCGCACATGTACACCGGGCCGCTGCTCCGGTACGTCGTGTGGAACTACAACCAGGTGGGCGAGGTGTGGGCGGAAGGCGTGCCACACGCTGCGCGGTACCTCGTCCAAGTCCATTTATACTACCCGCACAAGGAAGACCCCAGAGAGGACATTCTGGCGATGGAGAGGGCCCTCTTCGACGAGGACTTTACCTGGCCGATCCCGACGGACGCAACGGACGCCGACGGACAGCACTGGGTCCTCGAATGCGAGTACACGGACGGGGGCGGCTTTTATGGCTACACTTGAGCTCACCGGCTTCGACGATCTGGAGGATGCCTTCCGGCGGATCTCGGAGATCCCCTTCGACGTGACCGCCGAGGCGCTGGACGCCATGGCCGCGGTGGCTGCGGATGCGATCCGCAGCACCGGCGAGAGCATGGGCGTCCGGGATCCGGAGAGCGACGTGCACATCCTGGACCGGATCAAGCCGCGCAAGCCCAAGAAAACCACCGAGGGCGGCTATGAGATGATCAGCTTCACCGGAACCCGCCGGCGCGGAAACACCACCACCAGGAACGCGGAGATCGCGTTCGTCAATGAGTACGGCAAAAAGGGCCAGCCGGCCCGGCCATTTATCGGCACGGCGATGAACCGCAACGCCGA